GTGCGGTGTGTATCGTTTTAGAGATTAGACCCACCCCCCCATTATGCGCTTGGATGATTGGGGTCACAAGGCCAGCCGTCTTCACCGATTGTAGCATCAAATCCCCGACTTTCGATAGACTGGATGTCGCCTGAGTGGCAGGACCAGCAAACCGATTGCAGATTGTTGACGTCAAAGAACAGATCAAGATCGCCCTTGTGTGGCTTGAGGTGGTGTACCACAGCAGACCTTGGGCTAGTGCGGCCTCGCTTCAGTGGCGCTCCGCACTTCTTGTGCTGGCACCTATACAGATCACGCAGCAACACCTGCTCTCGCAGCGTACGCCATTGCTTGGACTGATACAGCTTTCGATACTCAGCCGCCTCTGGTGTGCGCCACTTGTCCATCAGTGCAAAGTTTCCCCGTGATCAGAAAGAACGACTTCAATCAATCGCTGGAATGCGACGACGCATTCTGCAACCGTTGGGTTGATCTGCTTGGCATCTGTCATCGTCAGGCACACCGCCAAGACGATCAGGTCAACGACCTTCTCATCAACCTCGGATATGTCTATTTCGATTTCCACTTGGCGACGTCCAATAAAAAAGCCCCACGCGATAAGCGTAGGGCAAGTTGAGCAGTCAGGCAATGGGAGGAATATCGCCTACGCCGCATCCTAACCTCTTTCGCACTCTGCGCCAAGCGCTAAATATCCACAGGCATCATTGGATGAATCCCTATGCGCTCCATTGCGCAGCCTCGCTCTCGCTATACTCGAAAGGCGCTAAGCTAAGAGCCATAAGGATAATATCGATCAGGCTTTCAACCGTGTCCGCATCCGCGTCGGTCCCATCAACCTCAAACTTCATGAAAAAGACCCTCGCTTGTTAGAGCGAGGGCTAAGTTTATTGAGGCAATGCAGTAGCATGTCGACACCTTACTATTCTGCCAGCTCTGCTGCAAGCGCGATGTACGCCGCGCCGTCAACATAGCCATCTTGCGTACTGCTATTAACGAGCCGCGCAATCTTCAACCAAGCCATGCACAGCGCCACCTGCTCAGCGCTTACGTCTGCTTGCAGGATGACCGACCATCCATCTGCGATGCGTTTGAAGTTTTCTTCTGGCGGCCCATAGGCGTCCGCTCGATCGCCGTTCACGAGGTGTTTTGCTGTTTCGAGTATTTCGGTGCGCTTGTTCAATTTGTGACCTCTCTGGGGTGGTTGATGTTTTCTAGCCTTGCTTGGGGTGGTCGTAAAGACCTTGGCCATTCATATATAATTCTACTTAATTTTGCGAACCCTATAGGGGGTGGGTTGGTGAAGGTATAGGATAGGGGTGTCTACTATAATAAGAATAAAATAAAAAAAACCTTTATATATAGAGAGACCCCTTGTTTCATTGGCTTTCGTGGGTTGACTTCATTTGTTCGCCGCCGACTAAATTTTAATCATTCGTGCAGACCCCAAAACAGGGAAGGACTAAAATTTACTCGACTTCCATTAAATTAGCGGCTTTACAGATCGGGCGTCTTGGGCGTAAGTATAGGCCAAGAAAAAGCCCCCGCGCTGCGCTAACAGCCGAGGGCGTGATTGAAACCTAAAAGTGAGGATGGTTCCAATGAGCCACAATCTATCAACAACCGCCGACTTTGCCAAGCACTATGCGTCCCTTGGATTTGCTCTTGTAGCGATACCAGCGGGCAGCAAAGCGCCGACATCATTTGGCTGGCAAACCAAGGCTACGGCTCCTGAGTTTTGGGATGCCAATCCGAGCCACAACATCGGGCTACTTCACAGCATGAGCGGGACGGTGGCGCTTGATATAGACCACATGCTTAACACCAGAACTATCTTTGAGGGGCTTGGTATTGATCTTGATGCTATCCTTGAGAATGCGCCTCGCATTGTGGGGCGACCTGATCGGGGGAAGGCTCTGTTTGCTGCTCCTGTTGGCGATCCGCTAAACACACGCAAGATAAGCTGGCCAGTGGACGGCGATCCGCGCCGCACCGAGGTTGTGTTTGAATTGCGGGCTGGCTCGGTTCAGGACGTCCTGCCGCCGTCCATACACCCCGATACAGGCCAGCCTTACACTTGGGCGGGGGCTGACATAGCAAACGGCCTCCCTGAGCTTCCTGAGCAGCTTTTAACGATCTGGCGGCAATGGGACAGGTTCAGGCCGCAACTGGCTGATTTATGCCCTTGGAAGCGCACGCCTGAGTTTAAGCCACCGAGCGCCAAGGTGCGGCGGGTTGGCAATGAGACGCAGGATGTGATCGGTCAATACAACGATGCGGTCCCGATGTCGCAGGCGTTGACCGATGCAGGGTATCGCCAGATCGGTAATCGGTGGCTTTCGCCCAATAGCACGAGCAAGATTGCGGGCGTTGTTATCTTTGACGATGGGCGGGCTTATAGCCACCACGCAAGTGATCCGTTTGATTTGGAACATAGCTTTGATGCGTTTGAGGTCTTTTGCCAGTATCAGCACATGGGCAACGCAGGGGCGGCGGTAAAAGCGGCTGCGGAGCTTCTGGACATCAAAAGCCTGCCACAGGGGCCAAGTGAGGCGGATCGTGAGGCTATGCAGCATGGGGCGAGCGTTGCGGCCAATATCATGGGCAAAGCCAAGGCTGAAAGCGGCGGTATTCCAAGCCATTTGCTGACTGTGCCAGGGATTCTTGGCGAGGTGGTGAAATACAGCGCGGAAACCTGCATAAAAAGGCAACCGCAATTTGACGTTCAAACGGCTTTGGCTCTGGGGGCGGTTGCTATGGGGCGGCGGTTTATCACTGACAACAACAACATGAGCGGGCTTTTCTTTTTGAATATCGGCAAGACGGGCTGCGGCAAGGAGCACGCCAACACGGTGATTGAGGATGTTTTAGAGCATAGCGGCAAGATCGAGTTGCGGGGGCCAAATGGCTATACAAGCGCCACGGGTGTTTTGTCTGCTTTGCTATCCAAGCCTGCCCATCTGGCGGTAATTGATGAATTTGGTTCAATGCTGCAATCGGCTGGGGCGAAGGGCAACCAGCACAAGAAAGACGCCCTGACGATGATGATGGAGGCATTTGGGAGGCAAACCAAAACCATCCGTAACTTGAGTTATGCGACGATCAACATGACCGAGAGCCAGCGCAAAAGCATGGAGGTTGAGATTAAACGGCCTTCGCTTTCGCTAATCGGCATGACCACGCCAGAGACGTTTTATGAAGCTTTGAGCGGCAAGGACATTGCGAGCGGGTTTTTGAACCGCTTTGTGATTGTGGAAAGCAAACGGCGGCGCGAGCTTTCAAGAAAGCCGTCTCGCATTGATCCGCCAGCAAGCGTAATTGCTTGGGTTAAGGCGTGCAGCGAAGCGAGCGGAGATGCTGGCAACTTGCAAGACAACGGGGCGGAGTTTCCGCCTGAGCCTGTGCTTGTTCCGTTTACGGCTGGAGCGGAGCGGCTTTTTAGAGAATATGAGCAGCGCATAAATGATCGGCAAGACGCGATGAAAATGGCGGTGCAGGCTGATATGCTAAACCGAACCCGCGAGATTGCAATGCGGGTTAGTATGATTGTTGCGGTGTCGCTTGGTGACAAAGAAATAAGCGAGACGGCGGCTCAATGGGCGATTGACTATGTGGATTATTACGCCACGCAAACGCTTGAGGCGCTTACGGTGAACCTCAGCGAAGGCGATACGGACAGCCTACGCAAGCAAGTGGCGAACGCAATTCAAGAGGCTGGACCCGCTGGATTGAAGGTGAACGAGCTTATAAAAGCCGTCCCCAAGCTTGGCAATTTACGCAAGTTTGAACGGGACGGGCTTTTGGCAATGGTTTGCGAAGATTATTCGATTGAGCGGCTGACGGTGAAGCCAGAAGGCGGCAAGGGACGGCCCTCTATTATTCACAAGTGGGCCGATTGAAATAGTCGGACAGCTTGCGCCATGTTTTAAGGCTTACGTCCCGCCCCTGAGCGACAGCCTGAACGCTTGGATATGACAGACCAGCGCGTTTGGCCACTACGGTTAAACGGCGGTCTTCAAGCAGGCATTTGATCTTTTCAAGTGATATGAGATTATCCATGTTTTCCCCATTGTAAAAATAATTTCAAAAAGAGCTTTACATGGGGAAGATTACTTTGTAAAGGTTATCACGTTGAAAAGAGAAAAAAGGAGTTGCGAGATGAGCAACATTGACGGATTAGCAGCCGATTGGCTGGCCGCAAAAGCGGAAGAACAAGCGGCAAATAAGCGCCGATTGGCAATCGAAAAAGAACTGACTGAGGCGCTTGAAGCCAAGGGCGAAGGTTCAATCACCCACACATTGCAATCCCACAAGGTCACGCTGACACAGCCTGTCACGCGGAAAATTGACGCGAGAAAATGGGAAACAGTAAAGGGCAAAATTCCAGAAGCATTATGGCCAGTGAAAACCGTTGTCTCTGCGGACGCGGCTGGCATGAAGTGGCTGGCAGAAAACGAAACAAAGCTCTGGGCGGAAGTCTCGCCAGCATTTGAAACAAAACAGGGCAAAATCGGCGTCAAAGTGGAGGAACTGAAATAATGGCGATTGATCTATCACAACTGAGCAAACCAAGCGGGCAGCGACCCGTCATAATCACGCTTTTTGGAGAAGGCGGCATGGGCAAAACAACGCTTGCGTCTATGTTTCCCAAGCCTGTCATTATCCGCACGGAGGATGGCACAACATCCCTGATCGGCAATGACAACGTGAGTTTGTTTCCGCTCGCGCAATCAAGCCAAGATGTTCTGGATGCGATTGAAGCACTGGCCACGCAGGAGCATGACCACAAGACGCTTGTTTTGGACAGCATCACGCAGCTTGCCACGATGATTGAAAGCGAGATTGTCGCGGCAGACCCCAAGGCGAAAAGCATTAACCAAGCGGGTGGCGGCTACGGAGCGGGCTACAGCACTGCAGCGGATCGTCACCGTTTGATTAGAGACTGGGCTGGTGCGCTGGCTTATGAGAAAGGCATGAATGTTGTTTTCATCGGCCACGCCGATACCGAGACAATGGACCTGCCAGACTTTGACCCATACACACGCTATTCGGTGCGCCTGCATAAGAAGAGCCTGCCGCACTATACCGACAACGTGGATGCGGTTTGCATGATCCGCCTTAAGACTTTCACGCGGGGCGATGGCGACAAAAAGCGGGCGATTAGCTCTGGGGAGCGCGAGATTATCTGCTTCCCACAAGCGGCCAGCGTTACCAAAAACCGCTTCAACATTACCGAGCCGCTGCCATTCACGTTTGAAGGCGGCAACCCATTTGAAAACTTTGTGGCTAAATAAGGAGAACCTACATGCAACTTAACGGATTTAACGCGGCTGAAGTCGAACCAACAGCATCATATGAGCCAATCCCAGCGGGCTGGTATAAGGCGGTCTTCACAGAGAGTGAGGAAAAGCCCACGAAGGCACAGACTGGCAGTTACCTGCAACTCAGCGCCGAGATTATCGAGGGCGAGCATCAGGGGCGAAAGTTGATTGAACGGCTAAACCTCAACAACCCAAACAGCACGGCGGTTGAGATTGCCCAGCGCACCCTTTCAGGAATCTGCCGAGCGGTGGGTGTTATGACCCCACGCGATAGCTCGGACCTGCACGATAAGCCTTTCATGGTGAAGGTGGCTGTGAAGCCCGCAGATGGCCAATACAGCGCCAGCAATGAGATTAAGGAGTATGCGGCCACGGATAGCGGTGGTGGCACTAAGGCGGCTCCTGCGGCGGCGGCAACGCCTCCTTGGAAGCGCTAAGTTCTTTTCATGGATCGGCCCCGTGTGGGCCGATTTACTGAACAGAAGGAGAGACGAATGAAGCTTGAACAGCACACAACGCCGATCACGGTGCAAAAGATATTTGATCACTACAAGGACAAGCGCAAAAACGAGCATCGCCCGCACTTAGGTGGATCACAGATCGGGAATGAGTGCAGCCGCGCGCTGTGGTATCAATTCCGCCATGCTTGGACGCCGCGATTTGACGGGCGTATGTTGCGCCTATTTGAGACTGGCGACCGAGAAGAAGATCGGATCGTAAAGAATCTGCGAGACATTGGTGTAACGGTTTGGGATCGAGACCCAGAGACAGGCAAGCAGATTAGAGCAGAAGCCTGCGGTGGTCACTTTGCTTTGAGCCTAGACGGGGTGGGGGAAGGCTTTTCGGAGAGCAGCCAGCCGCATACGCTGGAATTTAAAACCATGAACACCAAGACCTTTAAGGCTTTGAGCGCCAAGGGGCTTGAAGAGGTGAAGCCGATCTATTGGGCGCAATGCCAGATCGGGATGCACTTGGTCGGGTTGGAGCGATGCTATTTCTTTGCCGTGTGCAAAGAGACGGATGCCATATACGGCGAGCGGATTAAGTATGATGCGGCCTATGCAATGCAGCTTGTGGCCAAGGCTGAAAGCATTGTGTTTGCAGATCAGCCACCCGCCAAACTTACAGAAGAGCCAAGCGATTGGCGCTGCAAGTTTTGCCCCTACTTTGCCGTTTGCCACGGTTGCAAAATACCAGAGGTTTCCTGCCGCACTTGCGCTCATGTGACCCCTGAAAGAGACGGCACATGGAGCTGCGCTAAAGGTTGGAAGGCAGATGGGCCGTGCGATGACCACCTGTTTATCCCCAAGATTATGCCGAAGGACTTAACGGTGCAGGACGCTGGGCCTGATTTTGTGGAATACATGGACGAGGACACGGGCGAGGCACTGCGCAATCAGGGGAACAGCCAAGAGATATTTGACGGGAGAATGCGCAATGACATTTGAGCTTAGAGATTACCAGCGCGCGGCCATTGACGCGACTTATCAATATTGGGCCGATCAGCGGGGTGATAATCCTTTGATTGTAGCGCCCACGGGGGCAGGCAAGACGGCTATCATTGCCCAGCTTGTAAAAGACGCCATGTCTTTTTCTGGCACGCGCGTTTTGATGCTGACGCACGTTAAAGAGCTTTTGGAGCAGGGAGCGCAAGGCTTGCTTCGGATGTATCCACAAGCGGAGTTTGGCTTTTATAGCGCCAGCATTGGTCAAAAGCGACTAGACAAGCCGATCACGTTTGCGGGCATCCAGAGCGTCTGGAAAATGGCTTATGAGATGATACCACCGCCTGATTTGGTTTTGATTGACGAGGCTCATATGTTGCCGCGCAATGCGGACACGCGCTACGGAAAATTCATTGCCGATTTGAAAGTATGCAATCCCGCCGTGAAGATTGTGGGCCTGACTGCAACGCCGTATCGCTTGGACAGCGGCGAGCTTCACAAAGGCAAGGGGGCAATCTTTGATGGCATCGCATACGACATCCCTGTCGGTATGCTGATGGATCAGGGGTATTTGTCGCCAGTCATATCTAAGGGCGGTCTAAAGCAGATTGATTTGACCAACGTCAAAAAGCGGGGCGGGGAGTTTGTTGAAGCAGACCTTGCGGCTGCGGCATCCGATCCTGAGCTTGTGGCAGCAACGGTGGCGGAGATTGTGGAGCTTGGAGCGGATCGCAAGAGCTGGCTTTTGTTTTCGTCGGGTGTTGCTCACGCTGAGATGCTGGCTGAAGGCGTCAGGGGGCATGGGATTAGCTGCGATGTGGTGACAGGCGCGGACCCAGCCAAAGAACGGGCAGGCAAGATTGAGCGGTTTAAGGCGGGGCAAACTCGGTGCTTGGTGAATTGCAACGTGCTCACGACAGGCTTTGATGCGCCAAGCGTTGATTTGGTGGCTTTGGTTAGAGCAACCGAAAGCACGGGGCTTTACGTTCAGATGGTCGGGAGAGGCACGCGCTTGGCGGATGGTAAGGAGAATTGCCTGATTTTGGATTATGGCCAGAATGTGCAGCGGCATGGCTTTATAGATCAGGTGAAGCCCAAGAAAGCGGGCGGCAGTGGGGACGG